CAGAAAACAACAATTATCCTGATTTTAGATTTAAAAACCATATTGATGTACAGATATGGGGAGTTGTTATTTATTCAATACATAGCTATTGATGAGAACTTCAAGTATCTTGATGTTAAAGTTACAGCAGGTCCTTGGGCAATATCAGACAATGTTGTTGGTGCAACTAACTCTACTACTGCTCAGATTAGTGCTATTGAAACTCGTGTTCATATCATTGATCTTAAGGGTGACTTTGTTGCTGACATTCCATTCAGAGGTTATACATCTGGTGCAACTGCACAACCAACATCATTCTTGAAAGCACAAGCAGCAGTTACCGATAACACAGGTGGTAAACTTACTGTTGATACTGAATCACTACTAGGAACATTTGAAACTACTGCTGTCGTATATCCAGAATCTTCTAGACAATACATTGTAGTAAGTAAGTATGCAGGTCTTGATATTGGTGTTGGTGATAGAATTGCATCAAGAGGATATAAGAGATTTGGTATTAATATTATCAGTAATCTTAATAACTTCTCAGTTGGTAATAGACTTTATAAGGTTGTATCTGGTGTTCAAGATTCTGCCACATACGGTATCATTACTGATGTAGACATTCCAAATAACTATGTCTACATGATTGAGTATCAAGGAACATTTACTCAGGGTGATCAAATAGGTGATTATGGTTTAGCAGCATCATTCCCAGTTGGATATGCTTCGATATCAACTATAGTTACAACTGCAGGTCAAGGTGCTGCTCTTGTACAAGACGTTCGTGTTGATGGTATTAACAAGCGTCTATACTTAAGTGATGTTACAGGATCATTTGGTATCAGAGATGCTATCAAAGGACCTGATTCATACGGTGCTGTAATATTCTCGCAAGTTGATCTTAAGGCAAGAGTTAAGAGATCATTTAAAGGATTTGATGGAACTACAACAACGTTCCCACTCACTATTACAAACGGTACTACATACCTCCCAGATCCCGCAGGACACCTCTTAATATTCATTAATGGTATATTACAACCACCAGGTGCAAGTAACGCATATACAGCGTTCTCCAACCAGATTCAGTTTACTGAACCACCAGATTTGGGTGCATCATTTACTGGATTCTATATTGGTAAACTAAGACAGTTAGATGATATCTCATTCGAGTTTGACTCATTGAGACAATCATTCAACTTGAAACGTAATGATGTGTTCTACTCCTTGACACTGACTGATGGTGTACAGTCTAGTGTGATAAGACCTGAGAACAATATTATTTGTTCACTCAACGGTGTTATCCAAGAACCTGGAGTTGGTTTTGAGATTGTTGGTTCTAGAATCATCTTCTCTGAAGTTCCTAGATTTGGATCAACATTCGTTGCCTTCTCATATGTTGGTTCTGAAGCAGACGTTGACGCTGCTGAAGTTGTACCACCAATCGAGCCAGGTGACTTTATTGATATACAAGGTGAAACATCAGATAGAGAAGTTGCTGTTATTGAATCATCAAACTCTCTAATCACATTTGATTATCTTGGATCTGTATTTGGTCAGAAAGCAACTGCAACTGCAGTTTTGACATCTGGATTTATTGATCAGGTTCAAGTTACTAACGGTGGTTCTGGATATACAACTAGACCAACTGTTAGAATAGACTCCATCTCAGGATTCGATGGAAACATCCGTGCACTAGTTGGTGTTGCAGGTGTTGAACTCAGTGCAACTGGTACTGGATATAAGAATCCTACTATCAATGTTGAGACTACCGTACCTGATGACTGGACTGCTCCAGACATATCAACTTACGGAGAGGAGTTGGTAGACCCCGAAACCCCATAAATAACTAAAAATTGTATCAGCGATGGCCAAGCAAACGATAGGTCTTGGATCTGCTGCTAACGACAACACGGGTGATACCCTGAGAGTCGGAGGCGATAAGGTCAATGACAACTTTAATGAAATATATACTGCCCTAGGAAATGGTACGACACTTACTGTCGATACCACAAACCCTGCTGTGGGACAAGTATTAAGATATAACGGTGCCACATTCCTGCCTTCAGATTACACTAACCTGACTGCAGCATTAGATGTAAATGGAAACTCTATAGTTTCTTCAAGTAATGGTAATATAGCGGTAGCAACAAATGGATCAGGAGATTTAACATTATCAGCAGGTGGCGTAACATCAATATTCAAAGGTACAAAGGCAGCACCAAACGCTGCAGAAAGTGGAACAATTATATTCCCAACATCAATAACATACGATAATGAATATAGCACACTAGCAGGAGCACCTGCAGTTGGAACTTATAGAGGTTACTTCTTTACAGTCAGTGGTGATGATAATCCATATGTAAATATGAATATCACTGCAGGTGGTGTAGGTAACTCTCAAGTAAAACTATTAACTGAAAGATCAAGCATTAATATGCTGTTTGACGTTGATACAACTACAACACCTCCTAATAATGATCAAGTTTTAAAGTGGAACTCTAGTAGTAGCAAATGGTTACCTGCTGATGATGCTGCAGGTATTGGTAGTATAAACGTATTCGCATCTGTTGCAGGTGACACAGGATCTACAACTGCCAACAGTCAGACAGATACACTGACTATTGCAGGTGGTACTAATATTACTACTGCAGTTTCTGGAGACACTGTAACGGTGAACTTCTCTGGAACTTTGACAACAACACTCGCTGCTCTAACTGATACAAATACAGCAGGTCTAACTCAAGGTGATATGTTGTATTGGTCAGGATCTGAGTGGATTCCTACTCCTACAACTGGACCTATCATATGGTATGAGATAGGTGCACCTGTAGAGAATGCTAGTAATGACTTCTTGATCAATGGACCTGGTCTTCCTGCAGGGGAAAACCGTGACCCAACATTATATGTGCATAGAGGATTTACTTATGCATTTGACAATAGTGTTGAAGGGGGTGGACACCCATTTAGGATTCAATCAACACAGGGTTTATCTGGCACACCATATACTACAGGACAAACTGGTAGTATAAGTTCAATCTTATATTGGACTGTACCTTTTGATGCTCCATCAACTCTTTATTATCAGTGTACACTCCATGCTGCAATGCAAGGAACTATTAACGTAGTATCATAACTAAATGGCAAGAGACGTTCCAGGAACAGGCGCAGTCATTGAACCAATCTTTGATGAAGTATTTGGAGTTCGTGCTGTAAAAGTATTAAATGGAGGATCAGGTTATAACCAATCTGATCCACCTAGACTTACTGTGACTGGATGTGGTACACCTGATGTAGAGGCATTATTATATCCAATCATTGATTCTGGTTCTGGTCAGATCATTCATGTAAGAGTTTTAAACAGAGGAAGAGGATATGATCCGTTACGTTTGCAGATCATTCCTGAGCAAGAAACACCAAACGTAGTAGATTCATTTGATTTTAATAGAATATGGCAAGGTCATCCTAACTCACCAACAACAGGAACCTTTGCTACATCTGGTACAGTAAAGACTGACAGATTAACAATAGTATCTGATAATCACCCTAAACCATCTCAAATATTCCCAACTGAGTATCAACCAGGTGGAGCAACTACAATTCTTGATAGAACTTTTAATCAAGAGTTTGTATTTCGTGGTGGTAAAGATGTTCCAAATCCAGGTACAAGACAGTTTTCAACTAATCAAGCAGTTGGTATATTAGCAAATGGTGGTCTATTACACACTGCTGATTGGGGTACAGCAGGTGGTGCACCTACAAACTTACCTATTGATGTTATAAAATATAACTACATCAAAAATACAAACCTATATGATGCAATATTAGATAATCAAGTATATTATTATCATACAAGTAAAACTCTAGAAGAGTTCAAACTTACAAATGGTGTATTTGAATGGGGACTTCAAGAACAGTTTACATGGACTGTTAAGACTGAACTTGATAATGTAATGTTACTAGTTGATTCTGTAGATGAAACTTTAGGTAATGTAGAAGTAGGTAGAATAGTAGATGAGGTGGCAGGGACTGCAAGAGGAACTATTGCGAAGGTTGTCAGAAATAATTTAAATGTTATAACTAGAGTATACTTGAGAGACACAAGTGGTGGTGCTTTTCAAGATCAAGATCTATGTCTAGGTTCAAATGGATTTAAGTTTCGAGTGGCAAGTGATCCTATCACTTTCCCTAATGGTCTGTTTTATATCGAGTTTGGTGCTGATGCATCAGAGTTTGGTAATTTTACGCCAGGTCAATACTACCTTGCTCCAGAAAATATTAAAGTTAAGAAAAACTACCTCATAATATGGAATCAAGCAGATAGTTCAAATAGTTCACATCCTATGCAGTTCTCTACAACTGCTGATGGTACTCCAATACAATATGGCGATTTATCAACGATTGCCAAGACTTATATTACAATGCCTTCAGAAATATTAGTACCTCAAGGTAGATTTAGTAACACGCAAAGAAAATTTGATAGTAATGTATCCAAATTCGATAGTAGCGTCTAAAATTGGTTATAAATATATTAGTAAATAGGAAAGAATAATATGGCTAAACAAACAATAGGATTAGGAAGTAGTGCAAACGACGGAACTGGTGATAGTCTCCGTGTTGGTGGTGATAAAATAAATGATAATACAAATGAAATCTATACTGCAATAGGTGATGGTAC